GCCGTTTTCAAAACCCCAGCCTGCATATTTCAAAGCCGTTTGACCTGGCGAAAGTCCAGTGACACTCATTTGTGTAACTTTTGCCTTAGCTAAACCTACATCTTTTTGTGCACTTTTTTTTGCTACATAACCATTTGTAACATCATTTTTTGCGCTTTTTAAGCCTGACACAGCAGTTTGATAGGGCTCTTCAAGTGCCGACAACATTGCAAGCGCTTTTTTTGATTCAAGTGCCTCATCAATTGAGCCTTTAAGGTCTTTATAGGACTGAATAACATTGCCGTTCCAAGTGATTTCATCGCCTGTAACTCGGCTCAATTCATTGGTAATAAATTTTGCTCTATCCTCGTAGCCTTTTTTGACTTTGCCGTTTTGATTTACAATGCCTTGCAATTCGCCCCACAAATCGTCATAATATTGAAATTCACTTTCAACCTCTGATACCGCATCTTTTTTGCTCTGCACATATTCATCGTTGGCATCTTTCAGCTCTTTGATTTCTTCTTTTGCTTTTTCCTGAGCTTCGTTAAGTTCTTCTTGGGATTGTTTTGCACTGTCGTTAGCCTCTGAAAATGCCCAAATTTCGCCTATAGCACCAACAACTAAACCTGCAACTAATCCCCACAAATTTGCTTTTTGAGCAGTGTTAAGTCCCTCTTGTGAGATTTTAGCGGCATCTGTTGCCGCTTTCAAAGACTTGTAAGCTCCCCACAGATTTTTGATTTCTGTAACTATTTTAGTGGCCTTTTTACCCGACCAAATAGCAGTAGTTAAAACACCAATCTGTTTTAGCGTTGGAATAATATCATCTGTATGCCTGCTCGCAAATTTACAAAGTTTTTTTACCTCGGGGAATAATGATTTGCCGATAGGATTAATGACATCAGTTTGCACCGTTCTGCCAAGGCTTGCCCAATCGGCTTCAACATCATCGTATTTGATGTCTTTAATCTTTTTCATGGTATTTTTGGTCTTGTCAGCAAAGCCATTAACTTTCATTAAGGCTTTTACGCCGTCGATTCCCAAATCTTCCCACATCGTACCGAAGAGGTCAACGCCTGCCTGATTCTGCTTGACCTTATCGTCCATCTCAAAAAGAGCCTTTAAGACTTCTGATGTTGCTGATTTTGCGCTGTCTCCGCCTTTTGCAAATCTTGCCTGCAAATTCTCAATACTGCCTTTTGCGCCTTTGCCTGCTGATTCGAGATTTGCAAGATTTTCTTTAGCAGCTTTTAGCGCCCCTGAATATTGTTCAATTTTATCGGCATTTTTTTGTTTCGTTAATTCACTTGTTGATTCGTTAAAACCTTTTTGCTCCTCTTTTGCATAGTAAAGATTTTTTTCGAGCTTTGCGACTTCATCTTTGGCTTTTTGAATGTCCTCAGCTGAGGCTTTTGCGCCGTAGCCGAGAAGAGCAAATCCCTCCTGCGTACTCGAGGCTGTGTCCTTAGAGCGGATGCCAAATTCTTTCATCGCATCGCCGAGCTTGTCGATACTGAAAGTACCTGCTTTAGAGCCATTTTCAAGCGAGTTAAAAAACTCGTTCGCATCGTAGCCGAGTTGCTTGTAATGTACGGAGTATTCGTTGATTGTGTCGAGCAAATCTCCGTTTTTATTCAGACCTTTTTGACTGCCCTGAGCAATAAGATTAAACGCTTCATCGCCTGTTACACCGAACTGTTCCATAAGCATGTTCGCCGCTCTTAGCGTTTCGACGAAGTCATAATCATAGGCATCTCTTAAAGTAAAGAGATTTTCGGTCATATCCTTGAGCTTGCTTGGATTTGTTTCGTTAGTTGTTTGCTTAATCAAAGCAAGAACATTCGCAACTTCTTCCTGAGATTCGCCGAAATTCCCTTTGTAAACATCTTCAAGGACATCTTTGTACTTTGTCATCTCCTCGGCGGTCAAGCCTGCTTGTGCCTGCAAAGAGTTTAGCGCCTTTTGTTCGCCGTTTGCGCTTACAATTGCGCCTGTAACAGCTCCGCCAATTGCCGTTGCTGTAGCAGTAGCTTCTTTTAAGGCATCGCCAACAGCAGATTTAAGGTTGTCAGCTGAGGATTTAACCTCATCCATTTCTTTCTTGACCTTGGATAAATCAGTTTTATTCGACTTATTTTCAAGGTTTTCAACCCCATTGGCGACTTTATCAAATTCGTCTCTTGTCTTGTCGAGTTGTTCGTTAAATGAGTTAAGTTTGCTTTTGGTTTTTTCAACTTCACGCTGATAAGCTCTGTACTGTTCCGTCGAAATTTCGCCGTTTTTTGCCTGTTCTTCAACCTGATTTTGTACCTCAAGCAAGCGGTCAAGAGCAGATTTGCTGTTTTCGATTTGTTCTTTTAATACTTCTTGCTTTTGGGCAAGCAAAACAGTGTTTTCAGGATCAAACTTTAATTGTCTGTTAACAGCCGACAATTCGCTCTGTAGGCTCGCCGATGAGGACTGTACAGCTTTTAAGGATTTCTGTAAATCTATTGTGTCACCGGCAATTTTGACGGTAATACCCTTAATTGTAGATGCCATATCTATCCTCCAACTTTTTGTATCTGTTCATAAACTCGCTATACTGCTCTTCCGAAATTTCTTTGTTTTCAAATCTTTCTGTAACGAAAGGCAATACAGATTTCATTTTCTGATATTTTTCTTCATCTTCGTGAATGTTTTTATTGTTTTGTAATGCAAAATAGGTTTCCACATAATCAATTACAAAACCTATTGTAAATCTTTGTAAATCTGCGACAGTCAGACCACACCTGACGGCATAGGATAAGATTTCCTTTGCCGTCAGGAAAGTTCCGTTTAGGTCGCTGTCGCTGTCACTTTTGGGCTGTCGCCCTTAAGGCTGTCAACGATGAGTTCGATAATTGTGTCAGTCGCCGAAATAGCGTCTTTAATGCTCACATCTCTTGACCAAGTCTTAAAGTTTGAAATTGTATCGTCTGCCGTTTTTGCCGCTGCCCACAAAAGCTTTACGGCAGAACCGAACTTTACATCGTTAAGATTTTTAACCAGAACACGGTCGGCATCACGCAGAAAGCTGTGGCCTTTGAATGTGTCCTCGTAGATGAGCATTGTATATGCCGTAACCTCAACCTCAACATCTTTACCATTAATAACAACTGTGTCTTTCATGCTTTAACCTACTTTTAAAATTATACTGTTCCGGGATTTGACTTAACAGTCGGCACTACAACGCTTTCGGGCAGAGTGTCCGCATATGATGTGTAGCGCACAAAGTCATTGTCAGGGCGTGGCTTTGCTGTAACCGTAAAGGTCGGGAACTGTGGATCAAAATTGCCTTCCGATGTCTTGTCGTTCCTGCTGGCTCTTGCAGCTACGCAGTCAAAATATGTGTCAATCTCGTAGAGTTTGTCACCTTTGTATGTTTCCTTTGCAGCGAGGAGGGCAAATCTCGGCATTACTTTGATACCGCCCTTTTCGATGATACCGCCCTCTGTAGCTTCATCATTGCCGAACCAATCTTTTTCGATGTCGTCGACTGCTGAAATAAGCTCAAGACTGATTGTATAACCGCCGTTTGCACTCGCTACAATAATAGGCAAGCCGTCAGCGTAAATTGTGTTCGAATCGCCGATAGGTTCAGCACCGATGCTTCTGCCGCCTGCCTTATCAGACTTAAACCACACGGGCTTACCGTATGTGATTTCGCCTGTGCTGCTTTCTGTCAGCACAGCATAACCAACTTTTCTAATAGTTTTGTTCATTAATAAACACTCCTTATGTTTTTAAATTCTTTTTATACCGCTCAAATCACCGCCGCCAAAAGCTTCCGATGATTTAATGAGCTTTTTTATTCCGGTTTCAAATTCGCCGTGAATTTTCTCTGTTGCCGGAGCAATATGCACCTTCGGTTGTACCGTTCCGCCTTTTTGGCCCCTCTTTTTACGAGTTTTTTCGAGGAGGTGTGTAAGCCGGTACTCAGGCTTAGCGGCATACACCGTTTTTTCATAGAATCGAAATGTTTCGTTTGTGACCTTTATCCTAAACGATTTGCGATATTTTTTTCTTCTGCCGACAGGTGCATTTTTCTTGATTTCGTTTTTGAGCTCTTCTGATTTTTCGTCAACCAACAACCGCACGCCCATTTGGATATCAGCTGAATAGGTTGACAGTTCTTTCGACAGGGCATCTCCGAGACGGTCGATACCGACTTTTTTGTAATTACTCATCGAAAATCACGCCCAAAGTGTAATAACTTACACAAAGTTTATTCGTTATGTCCCACGCTCGGTTCGGCTTTTTCCAACCTAAGCCGTTTTCGTTGAGCCACTCCTCAAACTTCGTCTCGCTCTTGTGGTCGTCTTTTGCCGTATAGAGTTCTATGATGATTTTTGCATTTTTCCAAAGTATTTCACCGTCTGCGTAAATGCCTGTTTCCTCGTCTTTAAAGTAAACAAGATAGGGAGCAGGGGTTGATTTGTTGTAATCTGCCTCAACGCATTTAATGCTACAAGACTTAATAAGTTCGACAAATTCATCGTAATTTTTAAAATACATCTTCTGCACCGCCCTCATACACTCCCCTCTGCGACAGGCTCACAATCGAGCAAGGGGGATTTTTGCTTTTATCGTGCTGAATTTGTTCAATCTTGAACCTTGTGCCGTCAATGATGACCGCCAGATCCGTTCTCAAGGTTTCATCTTTGTGGATATGGATAACCTTTGACAGTTCAATATCGTTCTGCTTTGCTCCGTAAAACCGAGTTACACCGATTTTTTCATTACCAAAGCGATACTTTTTCAAGCTATCGGCAATAATATCGTCGTTTTCGTCGGTTTCATAGATTTTCGCAAGTCCGTCGTTGAATGTCAAAAAATCAATGTTATTCTTCAGTATCATACATTCGCACCTCATATTCCTGCCTTAATTTCAGAATTTCGCTTTCAAAATTATGGTCGAACATTTCAACAGCATTTGAGTAAGCGTATCTACAATAGTCAAACAACAAACTTCTTGCCCTTGTTGCTCGCTCAAAATCCTCATCAGTAAGCAGAGGATTATAATCGCGGAGGTGCTGTTTTCCATTGGCTATAATCAGTTCAATTTTCGACTTTGTGCCTTCATCTGTTTCAATGTGTTCGCGGTCGAAATCAAGCATATTAACTATATCGTTCATGATTCCCATTGTTCAACACCTCCGTGATAAATTAAACTGTTGTTGCCTGATTGAGAGTTACTTTAATTTCAGCAGGATTGAGCGCCGAAATGTCGAGCTTAAGAAAATCGTTTGTGTGAAGCGAAAAGCCTGTAGCGTAAGCCTTAATAAGATAAACTCTGTTATCTTCAAGAAACTGGTACTGGTCAGAGTAATCAAGCTTACCTTCCTTGCCTGTTGAGAGGCAGGCTTTATATCTTGAAAGTTGACCAATAACGGCAGTGCCTTCCGCAACCATTTCTGACGGATAAACATTTGTCGGGAACGGGAAGAGGTTGTTCTTGTACGAGCCGTCGGTTGCAAGTACAGTTGTAGCAGGGATAATCTTTGTGAGATAGTCCACAGGATTAACGATGAGGTCAACCGATGTAATGTTGTTGGTTTTACCGCCCTTGCCCTTTGCGAGTTTTGCAACAACATCCATATATGACTTAATGTCAAGGCTTGTGAGCTTTGTTGCTGTTTTTTCAGTGTATGCACCTGCCTTTACAGCGCCCTCGGGATCTTTCAGCATACCGATAGGCTTTCCGTTGCCGTCACCGTTGATAAAGCCATCTTCAAGAGCATAAGCAAGTGCATCGGCGAGGATTCTGCGGACATATGCGTCGATGTATATAGCGCCAAGGTCAAGTATATCCTTCGGGACAGGGATAAAGGCACTTACTTTTGATGTTGAGAAATCCTTTTCCTGGATTGTGCCGGCAAGCTCCTGTGTGATTTTTGAGCTTAAAGCGCCCCAGGCAGCAAGCTGTTTTGTGTCTGTAGCAAAGATTGCCTTAACAGAGCCGTATGTGTTTTCAATGCCGATTGCATCAAGCAGAGGATGATTGCTGGTAATGTCCTCAAGCACGGTGTCAAGAATCGTCTGAGGAATTGTAACATCAAGACCTGTGAGTGCCTGCTTAACATCAGCAGATTTTGCCGCTGTGACAAAATTATTGTAAAACTTCTGCTCTGCGCTTGTAAGCTGTCTGAATCCTCTCTTGGCAAGGATTGTGTTATCGGCAGTTTCGCCAATTTCCTGTGCGACCTCAATGATTGACTGCTGAATACTATCAGCATAGGCGTTGAGAGCCTCGGTCATTTTTGCTTCATCTTTGGAATCAATGGCAGTTTTCAAGTTCTGCGCAAACTTTGCTTTTGCGTTCTTAATCGCGTCAAGATTCTTCATTTTTTTAATCTCCTTTATAAATAATTTTTGTTTTTGAAATACTCTTCAATAAAGCCAAAGCTATCCTTTTTTTCGGGATTTTTCGGTTTTGGCTCGGGTGGTGTCTGTGGTTCAGGCGGCTCAGGCTTTGTACCAAGCATTTTTGCAAGTTCTGCCGCTGCCTGTTTTGCTTTTGGATTCTTCTTTTGCTGTGCATCGTCAACAATCTCTTTTGATTCGGTTAAGTCAACCGGATCAAGAATTTCGTCACACAAGCCGATATTGAAGGCTTCCTCTGCCGTCAAAAATGTTTCAGCATCAAGAAGCGGCTCGAGGGTTTCTCTCGTGAGCTTATCGCCTGCGTGTACAAGATAAGAGTTTGTACTTGCTTCACTGATTTTGTCGAGCTGAGTTGCAAATTCTCTGTGTTCCTTCGCATTGCCGTAACAACCGCCGACTGCATGATGAATCATCATTGTTGTGTTTGACGGCATTACAATCTTGTCAGCCGCCATTGCAACAACAGAGGCAATCGAGCAAGCCATACCGTCAATGTATGCAGTGACCGGCACACTCTGCCTTTTTAGCAGATTGTAAATCGACACGCCTTCATCAACAAATCCGCCCACAGAATTGATGTAGATTTCAATGCCTTCAATTTCGCCTGCTTTTTCAATCGCCTTGCGAATGTATTCGGCGCTTGTCTTGGATTCTACGAGGTCGCCCCAAATGTTCAAACAGCTCGGCTCAATTTCGCCATAAAGATATATCTGCAAAACATTCTGATTTTCTGCAATTTGCTTGATGTTGTAATTTCTACTTTTCATTTATTCTATTCACCACCCTTCAAAGCATTTGCTATTGTTTGGTAATTTTTAGTAATGTAATATGTGTGCGCCCAAGCCTCAGAGCAAGGGAGCATGTTGCAATATTTTTGAGCCTGCGCAGGTGTCAGCACACCGCTTGCAATTGACTTATCAAGATTATTCGCCTGACTGATTGCGTCAATATGTCTGACTGTCGTTGTGTCAATTAAGAGATAATTGCCTTTGTTAAATTCAGCACCGCCGAATCTCTTTTTTGTAATCTCTTGCTCAAACATATTTGCAATCGGATCAATTGCATTACCAATAGCGCAATCCATAGCATCCGAGAGCTGAGAGGCTTCACCGCTTAAAATTGCCGGCGGAATGTGCAAAGCGTTGCCGACAATCGTGTACGCCTCAGTTTTTAACTTCTGAATATCATTAATCTCGCTGTTCGTAGTCTTTCCGGCATCGGTTGACGGCTCGGTGTAGTGCATGCCTTTGTACAGAGGCATAACGGCGTTCTTATTCGCGTAAAACGCTTTAAACTGCTTTGCCAAAACTTTGTTGTAAGTTTCAGCGAAGTTTTCGTCGCCGAAGCTGTAATTATCCATCTCTAAGATGCCTTTATGTCCGACAGCTTTGTTATATCTTTCTTGAGCTGATAACATTAACTGCTCGTAAGTGTTGCACATATCCGATAACAAGCCGTTAAGAGCAAAGTTGTTATATCTGAGGTAAATTACCTCACTTTCAGGAAAAATGCGCTGATATGTAAAATTTCGGCAAGTAACGCCGCTGAATGTGTCGTCAATCAAAGCGTGTTCCGTTCTCGAGAAGCTATCAGCAATCATAAGCTGATTATCGGCAGTTTCAACAATTAAAAGCTCATTGTCAAAAATCAGTTTAGCCACAGCTTGTGTAAAAAACTCGATTTTTGTTTGATGTTTGTTAGGTGCATAGTTCCACAGATAGTATTCAGCTTTGCGACTTTCTCGGTTATTGTTTACCGTCACAAATTCACATTTTGCCAAACTTCGAGCGATAAAATCAATCGCTGTAAATAAGGCAAGTTC